TCTCAGGGGCCGGGGCGGAGGATTGAAGACATGAATAATAATACCAGCACCAGCGCATTGCCCGCGTCCTGGACGCTCACCTACTACCCGCTGCACACCATGCCCGTTAGCGCGGCGCCCGCCGGGGCTACTATTGAGATCGCCATCTATGGCCGCTTCTCCTGCGGCGCCAACTACACCGTCACGGGTTACCAGGACCGGACGGATAAGGTCCGCGCCCGTGGTCTGGGAGGTAGTCTCTACTACCTGAGCCCGACCAATACCTGCCGCATCATCAGTTTCAATCCCCGTGAGGGGCGAATTCGGATTGCGACCGCAACCCCGTCGGGAGGTAAAGCCTCCCCTTAATCGCACCCGCCACGGACGGCAGGGAATGCCTGTAAGCCCCCATCGTGGGCAGGGCTAGGAGGATTGAAAATGAACAGGTATTTCGCCGGGCAATGCAGCGAGCGCGATTTCGTGCTCTGCGCCCTCGCCGAGGGCGCCCGCATCGGCTACGATGAGTCCGGCACGACCTGGGCCATCGTCGATGAGTCCCAGGTGCCCGCCGGGGTCGGGGAGATCACGTTCCTCCCGACCCCCCGGATCGGGGAGGTTTGTTTGCCATCCGGCGACGTGCTGGAGTGGCAGCAGGTGCCAATCGGCGACCCGCGCGGAGCGTGCTTCTACCTCCGCGCCACGGACCCCTGGATGCTGGTCTACAGCCGCGTCCACAGCGGGTGGGCTGTAGACGCGGAGGGGGATACCTCCGACCTGCGCTGGTCGCCGACTCCGACTGATCCGGCGGATCGGATCGAGGATTATACCAGGGCCACCCTCGAACTGAGGGCCGGATACGCGGAGGTCCTAAGGTGAAGAACGAAATGATAAGTGATGTTTTCCTGGCACTGAATATGGCCGACCGCTTGCCGGACGGCTACGCCTGGGAGGTGTCAGTGAGTAATTACTCCGCCGGCACCGACGTCAAACTGACAATCCAGGCCGGCACACAGGAGCACGTTCGGTCTGTACAGGAGGCGCTGCAGAAGGCGCTGCGGGATCAGTGGGTTTGCTCCTGGTGTGAGGGGTGCAAATGGTGGCAGTACGATGCCACCGTCGGCACTCTCAGCGTCCAAATCTACGCCGTTCGCGAGGCCCCACCGAACCCGTTCGGCGACGGGGCGAGGGCGAACAACATATGACCGAGCGTGAGGCCATCCAACTCCTGAAACAGGCAGGCCAGGGACAGAAACTCCCTCCTGTCTACCAGAAGGGGTGGACTCACGACGGCGTAACGAGCCAGGGAGAGGAGTGGTTCGTCGCCTACTATCAACTCCTCAAGCCCGCGTTCCCCATGCCTGTCCGGGAGTACATCATTTTCCCGGACAGGCAACAGAGAGTAGATTTCTGCATTGTGGAGGCGCGCATCGTCATCGAGATCGAGGGAGTCAGTCACCGACTCACACGATACGAAAGCGACATCCGCAAGTACAACCGAATCAGCGCGGAGGGCTGGACCCTCCTGCGCATCACGGCGAAGATGCTCAAAGACGATCCGGAAGGCTTTTTCCAGATCATCGCCAGCGTCTACGCAGAAAGAACCAGGGAGATACCATGAACACCAAAACGGTTCAAATCCTATCCATCTGCGGCGCCGCGCTCTTCGAGGGCAAGCCGGACGAGAAACTGAGAGAGGTCATCGTCCGCGCCGTCGCGGGCGGGGCGGACCTGAGCGAGGCGGACCTGCGCGGGGCGTACCTGAGCGGGGCGAACCTGAGCGGGGCGAACCTGAGCGAGGCGGACCTGCGCTGGGCGAAAATCAACTGGTCTTCTCACGACCTCGTCGCAGAGATTTTGCGGCGTGAGGCTGGAGGCGACATCGCCAAACTCAAGATCGCTGGCTTGTTCCTGGTAACGCGCGATCTCTGCTGGCCTGATTACCTGGCGCTAGACGATGCCTGCAAGGCATGGGCGCTGGACACTCTGTCGGGCTACGTCGTGGACGGTGACGACGCACCCGCCGTTCTCCGCAACCAAAGGGGATAAGCAATGGCCGAAGAAGAACCGTTTTCCCGGCAGGAGTGGGACGCAGGCGTACGCCGCACGATGGGCTCTCGCCGCCGCAACCGAGAGCGCGCCTACCGCCAGGAGCGCGCCAGGCTGATAAACTGGACCTGCGGAGCAGTGGCGATGCTGCTGCTCTTGCTCCTGGTCGCCTATCTGCTGCTGGATCCGAGGTAAGGAGAGGATCATGAGCGAGGAAACAGCCGAGTACGACGCGGGCAGTAGGAAAATGCCCGCCGCCGTGAGGGCGGGACTCATCACCGTCCACGGAGGGAACCTCTACCTGAAGGCCCCCTATCGAATCCTGTGGTTCCGGGAGGAACATCCCGATTGGACCATAGAGACCGAGATCGTCGAAGGAGGATACGCGGAGAACTACTGCGTCGTCAAGGCGACCATATCCAACGCGGAGGGCAGGGTCGTGGCGACGGGGCACAAGGAGGAGGCGAAGGGCAAGTTTCCATTCCTCTCCAAAGCCGAAACGGGCGCGATTGCCCGGGCGCTCGCCGTTTGTGGATACGGTACCCAGTTTGGGGAGATCGACGACGACGGCCCCAACAATGTAGCCGACTCCCCGCTGCCTGCCAGAGGCGCGAACGGCAGGCGTGTCGATCAGGAGACAGGAGAGATCCTGCCTGCTCACCCCCTGCCGAAGTCGCAGGCAACGCCTCTCCAGCAGGCAAAGCGGCTGTTCCGGCAAACCATCGCGAAATTCGACCCGTCGTATGGGGCCATCGACGATTTCCCCGGGCGCGATATGACCGCATGGGTAAAGGCCGTCACGGAGTCGGCCGATACGCTGGAGGTGGTCGCGATCAATGAAAGCGCCTGGCGCGTCGCCGCCGCCGTCCTGCAGGAGTTCCAGGCCGCCCACCCCGCCGCCACCCCGGAAGTGATCCGGCAGGCCATGCAGGAGCGATACAAGTGCCCTGAAAATATGAACCTGCCTGATTTCACAGGGGCCATGTGGAAAGGCGTTTTCGCGGACGAGCCCACCACGACGCCCACCGCCCCGGCGAAGGGCGAACTCGTCGAACTGTTCCCGGCAAAGGAAGGGGCGGCGACGGCATGAACACTGAGAGAAAGGAACACATCAGGGAAGCCCTTGACGACTGGAGCGAGAACCGCAGAGTTTCAACGCTGGAGGTGATACCCCGGTGCCCGGAGTGTCGCGCCACTGTCGCGTCGGGAGCAGGAGGGCACCACCCTTCCTGCTCCTTCCGGGAAAGGGTTAGGCAGGAGAGGCCGACCGGACTGCAGGCACGCCCCGCCGTCGTCACAGGACCAGGCGCAGAGGGGTTGGTCGTAGCTACCCCGGGACCGCTCCGGGCAGACGAGACGTGGCTGGGCGGCGACAAGCGCACAGAGCTACAACGAGCGGCGGCGACAGAGGCCCGTAAGTCCGTCATCGCACAGTTCAGACGAGGGAGATTTGCATGAGCAACGCATTCCAGGGCGAACTGGAAGTCAGCCCCGACCTGCCCCAACTCAGCAGGCGGGAGGCGGAGATCCGCACCGCGCAGAACATCAGCGAAGGCGGCAAGGCTGCCATTGGCCTGTACCTATTCGTCCGGCAGGGCGGACTCAGGGCCTCGGGCACGCACTTTGAAGACTACTGCCGAGACGTGTTCGGGATCGCCGAACGCACCGGCCGGTACTGGCTGGCAAGGGTCCGGGCAACCCTCGTCGCCCGGGGCATCGGTGAGCAAAACCTGCTGGCCTACTACATGACCGCAAGCACGAACCTGCGCCTGCTGCCGACCGCGCTAGCTGTCGAGGTCTGCCGCCTACCACCCGGCCAAGCCCTACCCGCCTACGAACGATGGGCAACCATCAGAGGCGACGAAAAGGGAGGCCGCAAGAGCGCCGCGAAGGACTTCCGGAAGATCGCCGCACAGATGTTCGGAGATCAAAACGCCGCAACGGTTGCGGCGCAAGCACACTCTGGCACTATTAAGCAACCAGAAGCAAATATGATTCAACCTCCTCCTACTCCCCGTGAGGCCCCGGAGGAGACGGTCGGGCAGGACTCCGGAGAGGATGAGAGCAGGATGTTTGCGGCCCCCACCACGGAACCGCCGCCCTGCCCCGACTGCGGGGAACCTCTCTCGGACGGCTGCCAGTCCATTACCGAGTTGACCGTGACTTCTGCGACGCCCCACGCCGCCGGGAACTTCTGGCTGGTGAGGGCGACGGACGGGAACGGCCGGGCGTACGTCATGCGCCTGAACAGGAGCATACTGCAGATGGAGGAGAGGCAATGAAAACGAAGGCGCCCACGCCCCCACAGTTGGCCGTGCTGCAGGCCGTCCACGACTACAACGCGCACCACCGGCTGAACCCCACCTACCGGGACGTGGTGAAGCGCGTAGGGATCAGCTACAGCAACGTTCAATTCAGGGTCAAGGCTCTGCTGCAGAAGGGCCTGCTGACCAACGAGCCCGGAGTCGCCAGAAGTCTGGCGCTCACTGCAGAGGGCGAACGCGCGATCAAGGAGGCCGCCAGTGGACGCGCAGCATGAGGAGTTCCGAGCCGCAGTTCGGCAGATGCGCAACGCTCAAAAGAAGTTCTTCCGAAGCGCCCCGGGCACCCAAGACAGAGAGGACGCATATGCAGACTCCCGAAAATGGGAGCGCAGAGTCGACAAAATGCTCAAACCGCAGCAACTCTGCCTGCTGGAAGAGATGGAGGTGGGCAGTGCAGATCCTTAGACCCTACCAGGTCGCCGCCGCCGCCGCCGTATGGGAGGCGCACGACGACTTCTTCAACTCCGTCCTGATCGTGATGCCTACCGGATGCGGCAAGACGACCGTGCTGGCGCAGATCGTCAAAGAGGCGTTGCGGCGGGAATGGTACGTGCTGGTCACCGCGCATCGCTACGAGATCGTGCAGCAGCTCTATGAGCGTATCCGCTCTCACTGCGACCTCTGCCCGTTCACGGACATCGGGATCGAAATGGCCGACACGAGGGCGCCGGGTTCGGCCCGGGTCATCTGCGCTTCTGTCGATACCATCGTCAACCCGAAGCGCATCCCCGAATTTAAGGCGAAGGTCTCCCTGCTCATTCGGGATGAGGCCCACCGGGGAGCGTGCGACACGGATCGCAAGATCGCCGAGCAGTGCGGGGTAAACGAGCAGCGATGCTTCTACCTCGGCTGCACCGCCACGGCAAAGCGCTATGACAAGCAAAGCCTCTACGCCTTTGGGGAGGACGGAGCGCCGGTAAGGCTGAAGGACAAAAAGGGCGTGGAGTTCGACGCCAAACCTGCCGATTGCATCTTCGAGAAGTTGGCCTACGAGTACCCCCTTGAGGATGCGATCGAAGACGGTTGGATCGTCGAGCCCAAAGGCCACACGGTCAAAACCGTTACGGACCTCCGGAAGGTCAAGAAGACCGCAGGCGATTTCAATATCGGGGAGTTGTCAAAAGCCATCGACAATGCGACCCGGACCCTGGAAGCTATCCAGGGATGGAAAGAGGCCGGGGCCGACACCCGGCCGACGCTCGCCTTCTGCGCGACCGTTGAACACGCCCACCATAGCGCCGAACTGTTCCGAGCGGCCGGCTACACCGCCGCCGCCATCGACGGCACCACCGAGAAGATGGAGCGCCATCGCACCTTTGCCGACTTCGCCGCTGGCCGGTTGCGCGTCCTCTGCAACGTCGGAATCGCCACGGAGGGAGTCGACCTGGTCAACTGCGGCTGCGTCATCCACCTTCGGCCGACCATGAGTTGGGGACTGTTCTGTCAGATGACCGGCAGGGGAGTACGGCCCGTGCTGTCCCTCCCGAACGAATGGACAGCATCGGAGCGCCGCGCCGCCATCGCCGCAAGTGACAAGCCTGACCTTATAGTGATCGACGTCGTTGACATCACGAGCGGCAAGGATCTCTGCACGACGCCCTCCCTGCTGGACCTACCGGCCGGGCTGGACCTGCAAGGCGTCGGCGCCCTGGAGGCAAAGAAGCTACTGGAGGAGTTCCGGGAGGTCAAGGACCGCGTGATCGGAGAATGCCCGGTCACCTACGAGGAACTGAAGGTGCGGCTGGAGGCGGTGAACCTGCTGATGCGGAGCGCCGTACAGTCGCGCGACGAATGGCGCGTCACACCGGACGGCTTCCAGTACAACCGCGTCCGACCCTTCTACAGCATCAACATGGAGAAGGACGGCGACTCCTTTGTGCTGCGCGTCAAGCACGCCCAGGAAACGATCTGTGAGCGGCGCGGCAAGCCCGGCGAGGATTTCACCCGCTACCTGGAGAGCGCGCGCAAGCATGGGCAGGAGGTCATCGACGCACATTTCAAGGCGAACGTGACCTCCCGTGGGACACTGGCGAGGCTAACGGAGAAGCAGCAGCGCGTCCTCCGACGCCGCCACACCCTGCCCGAGATCGACGCCATGCCGTACGCGAAAGCGAAAGCGCTGATAGGCAAATACTGTGAAGAGTACCGGCAGAGCAATCCTGACTACTTTGCCGCGTGAGGAGGAACATGAGAAGACCGCTGCTATTGGATCTTTTCTGCGGAGCGGGGGCAGGGAAGCGTGAGACCGTTACGGACGCGCCTAGCCAATACCTCCCTGCTATGCCTACAGAGACAGCAGTCAAGGGCAAGAAGTTTCGAGAGAGAAAAGGGGAAGCATGAGCAGTGAAGCAAGCGAGAGAGAGGCGGATCGCATTGCATGGAAGCACGGCGACTCATTCCTCTGTGAAATCCAGATAGAGAGCCTTTCCACAGAGATCCTTGCGGCGCTGGATGCAGCCGAGGAGCGAGGGCGCGTAGAAGCCACGCACACAGCGCAAAAGGCCGTACCCCTACCAGACCGACACCGCGAGGGGCAAACGAGCCCACCGCCTACGTAGGGACGGCCTGTGAGCCGGATTGAAGCAAAGAGAGGAAAGCAGATGAAACGAATCGTACTTGTCGGGCCGATGACCAGACTGCCCGACTTCAACCGTCCGGCGTTCCACCGAGCAGCAGAGGGTCTGCGGGCACAGGGATACACGGTTCACAACCCCGCAGAAGTCCATGAGAAGTGCCGAGAGGACTACATGCGCCGATCTATCATCGCAATCTTGGAGGGAGAATGGATAGTTACCCTCCCTGGCTGGGAGGACAGTCAAGGCGCCTGCCTGGAGGTTCGTGTCGCTCGCGCCATCGGAACGCCGGTGCGCGATCTGGCCGGGATGCTCAGGACGCCGACGACGGAGGAGAAACCGTGAAGATTGCTCGTCGTTTCTGGAATGGCTACTGCGGAAACTGTGATTGCGAGTGGGAAGGAATGCTTCAGCAGAACATCTGCCCAATTTGCGGATCGTCAACGGTTGACATCCGTGAAGTGGGATATGAAGGTCCAGGTATTACAGTTCTTCCGTCAATTTCCCGACGCGCACTTCAGGAGCGTGAACCATGAACACCTGCCCCAACCTGAACGGTAGCCGCGTCCGGGTGCTGTACGGCCCCTACAAAGGCCGCACGCTCACCGTGACGCATACCTACCCGAGAGGGCGCTACGAAGCGGCATCGCCGGGAAACTACGGCGCACGTATCTACCGGCGCGACGAACTGCAAGTCATCGCACCGCCGACGCCTGACGCACTCGAAGAGGCGATGAAGGACGAGCAATGACCGAAGAGGCGCGAGCAGAGTACTGCCAGGACTGCCGGGGCGACGCCGTTTCCTGCTACGTCCGTCGTCTCTACCGCTACGGACTGCAGCGGCTCAAGGCGCAGGACATCGTCCGGGAGGAAGGCTGGTACTGCCGATGTGGCTGCCACGAACAAGAGGAAGGGATGAAGGAGGGGAAGGCGTGAAAGTTCTGAACCACATCGGCGTATCGGGCGGCAAGGATTCGACGGCTCTAGCGTTGTGGGCACGCTACGAAAGCGGATATGATCCAGCTTCACTCGTGCTTTCGTTTTGCGATACAGAGAACGAATCGCAAATTGTCTATGATTACGTGCAGATGCTCTCGGAGAAGGTTCACCCCGTTACGATTCTGAAGCCTGAAAGAGACTTTTGGGAACTGGCGCGGCATAAGGGGCGCTTTCCCTCCGCGAAAGCCCGATTCTGCACAGAAGAACTGAAGATGAAGCCGACAAAGTTGTTCGTCAACGCTCTGCGGCTTCTCAATGTCGAACCGCTTATGCACTCAGGCGTCAGGGCCTCCGAGAGTGACGACAGGGCAAAACTACCTGAAAGAGAGATGTCTCTCTACTTCGGCGCAGAGGTTTACCGTCCCCTCCTACGATGGAGCATTGAGGACGTGTGGGCAATCCACAAACGCTATAATATTCCGCCGAATCCCCTCTACGCGATGGGTTGTAAGCGCGTCGGCTGTCTACCCTGCGTCATGTCGCGCAAGAAAGAGATCGCAAACATTGCGATCCGATGGCCGGAGCGAATTGACGCAATTAGAGACATGGAATCGTCTATAAATCCTGGCGGCTACGCTTCCATGTTCCATCGAAACACGGTTCCCTATCGATTCAGATCAAAGGAGATTGTCACCTCCGAGAAGCGCATTGAGGAGAGGCCCAACCCGGAAGGGCAGACCTTCATCCCTCTTGAGGACGTGCGACAGACCACGCGACCGGGACAGCAGATGCGCGTCGCCACTATAAACGACGTGGCACGGTGGGCAATGAATGACGCTTCAATCTACGAGGAGGAGTTCGATTTCTTCGAGGAATCTCCTGCCTGCGATTCGCGGTACGGAGCGTGTGAGTGAACCGGCACTTGACAGCGCCGTCCACATCTGATATACTGAGGGTGGCTAACGTGGGATGACAATTTCAGATGTGCGGCCTCCCAGCCCACGCGAAACACACCCTGCGCCCCTCGTTAGCCACGAAATGCAGGGTGTGTTCTTGTTTGGTTCTCCAAATTCGATTCCGGGGCTCATGACCCCGGTTGCTCCCGGCGATACCATCGCCGGGAGCGTTCCGACCTACGCAAACGGCAAAGCGGCCCTTAACCGGGTGATTCTGGGGGTTCAACTCCCTCGGTCGGAATAAGCAGGTACATCGTGATGACCTGGCCTCTCAAGCGGGTACGGTAGCAGCATTGCACCGACCTCCGGAAAGCCCGGACCCCGACCGAAGCGGCGAGGTGGACTCAAAACCGTGGAGGTTCCCGGGAAGGGGAGTAGTATCCCTGAGACCGTGGCGACGCATCCAGCCCGCAAGGCTGGCCCGCCGACAACTGCACACCGACTATACTTCAGACTCATTTGTCAGCGCTGGCAGGGGCAGCCATACCTCTGCGGGCTGGGCAAAGGGCTGGATTGGGGCTGGATTGGGGCACGGGCAAGCGACATCCTGGAGAGCGCGCACCGGACTACCAACACAGGACACCGACCAGAGGCTGAAGGCAGGCGGGAGCAGGAGAGGAGGGAAGCGGAGGGGTGTAAGGAGTGGGGCGAAGCCCTCCACTCTTTTTGGCAAAGTACTTTATGGAAAGGAGCAGCAGCGGTATGGGATACGCAGCGAAGATCGTAGCAGACAGCATCGGCCCTAACGCAATCAGGCTTACGACGATGGAGGTGACGTTCCCCCGAATCGTGCTGGCAGAGTTCAACACGCACCGTATGTTCAGCCGGAACTCTGCGTCAAGCCGGGCAATTCCCGTCGATAAGATGATCCGGCGGGTCATAGACGATCCGTTCATTCCTGCGAAGTGGCCGCAGAATCAGAAGGGTATGCAGGCGACGGAATACCTGACGGGCGATGACGCACTTATGGCAGAGCGTGCGTGGCTGTTGGCACGTAACTCCGCGACGGAACACGCCTCGCGCCTACTGGAGTTAGGCGTCCACAAACAAATCGCCAACCGCCTGCTTGAGCCGTTCCTCTGGCATACCGTCATCGTGACGGCGACCGAGTGGAGCAACTTCTTCGCCCTGCGCTGTCACCCCGACGCACAGCCGGAAATTCAGGCCGTTGCCTACATGATGCAGGAACTTTACAGCACCGAAGAGCCTACGCAACTCCAACCCGGCGACTGGCACCTGCCATACATCCGAGAGGAGGAGCGGGACTCGGAAGAGTTCGATCTTCGCCTTGTCAGCGTCGGCCGGTGCGCTCGCGTCTCTTACCTGACGCACGACGGCGTACGCGATCCTGCTCAGGATGTGGGGCTGTGTGAGAGGCTTCGCAGCAGCGGCCACTGGTCGCCGTTTGAACACGTCGCCATGTGCCGCAACGCAGGCGACCTATCCCAGTCAGGAAACTTCAAGGGTTGGGATCAGTTCAGAAAGGGGATGGTCGGTGAGTGTCGATAAGAAGGAGGCAGTAGACCATCCTGCCCACTATGGCGGCGAGTCAAACCCTTACGAGGTGATCAAGGTTATAGAGGCATGGAACCTCGGGTTCTGCCTGGGGAACACAGTCAAGTACATCGCACGGGCCGAACACAAGGGCGCGACGGTGGAAGACCTTGAAAAAGCGCGGTGGTATCTGGATAGGGAGATCCAGCGGCGCAAAGGCGTCAGTGAGTAGGTAGCCTCAGAGGAGGCAGAAAGAGGGTACGATGGCAAGCATTTTCGATTTCATTTTCGGGGCAGGCATGAAGGTCGGGGCGATTACCAAGATACCGGGTGACCTCGGCAAGGTCAAAACGGACTTCGCGGCCGACGCTGCGGCGATCCGGCACATGGCGACCGATGAGGGCGGCGCTATGGCGGCGATCCGGCGCCTGTCTCAGAATCCGCTCCTGGTAAGCGCGGCCCTCGCCGACCAGAACATCTCCGCAGACATCACGACCGTGGAGGTGTTCTTGAACGACGCCCAGACCATCGAGGGGATCGTCACGACGGCGGAGGCGGACTTCGCGGCGCTGGAGACCGATGTCACGTCGGCCATCGGCTGAAAGAGGGAAAGGTCTGCTGCCTGGCGAGCGTCCCGCCAGGCAGCAGTTCAGTTTCCTTTCGAGGGAGCGGGACTGTCCTTTAGGACTCGGTACAGGTCCGCAATGCTTGTCTTGATCTCTGCAGACGCGGTAGCTTCGTCCGTGTGGTACTTGTTCAGGTCGTCCCTCAGTGAGTCGCTACGTGCCGCAAGCGCGTCTTCCGCCTTCTCAAGTTCCTTTTGCTTTGCCTCTGTCTCTCTGTGATACTGCTCCGTCCTCTCTACCAGGGTGGCATAGTTGGCTGCGTTTGATGCGGAGTAGACCACCACCATGCTGCCGCAGGAGAGGAGGAGGGTTATGCAGGCAATCAGCAGTTGCGCCATTGAGACGTTCCTGCTGCCGCTGTCCGTGGGCGTGTCGGTCGTCTTCTGTGGCGACAACTGTTTTCCTCCTGCTTGATCGTTGGCACCAGTCAGGCAGGCCGTAGGGCCGCTTCCATTTGCTGCGTTCTGCAATGCTGTTCTGTCCATAGTGCGGCCTCTTCTTTGTCGATTATGGGCCGGGAGGCGGTGCGCCTGGTCCGGTCGGGGGAGTGTATGACGGGATGTGGAACCGCATCTTGTAGCGTCTTCGGGGCGGTGAGTAGTGCCGGAACGGAGGAATGGTCGGGTGTGGCAGGCGTATGCGCTTCCTGATACGGCGGGTTGGGGGCGAAGTCGCCTGATCCTCCGGTGTCACCACGTCGCACAGGAGGCTATCGCCCACGGCGTACCCGTCCGATCCTATATACGATCCGTCGTAGTCCCCCACGTTCAGGATGAAGATTTCGTTCTCGGCAAGGGGCTCGGAGCAGAACGCGTCGTCGGGCAGGCTTCCGTCGTCGGAGTCGTCGTCTCCCTCCTCGAACCAGGCGCATACATCGTACTCCTCCCCGATGTTGGTATCCGGGGTCGATCCGTCGCACATGAACGTATCACTCATGCCGTCCTTCCTCCTGTTTCTGTTCCGCCCTGCCCTCTGCCTTTCCGAGCGCGCGTTGTTCCCCGCCCGTCGCCTCAAGGAGTTCGTCCATGCGGCTATTGATGAGGGTGTGAGTCTCCTTCTGACGCCTCCCGTTCTGCCAACACTTGTAGTAATTGGCGGCAAAGGCTCCGATAATCAGCAAACTCTTCACGTCGTCCGATGATAGGTGCAAGGGAACCTCCTACAGAGACGCCCCTACAGATCTCCCGTAGGGGCGTCGCGTCACGTCACTGCGCGATCGGCGGGTCCGCGGTCAGGGAGAGGGTGACGACCGGCGGCGGGCCGGCCGCGGTCGTGGTGATGTTGGCGACAACGGTGTCGCCTGCGCTGTCCTCGAATTTGACGATGCCGGAGGTCGGCGCGGCCGCAACGCCAGCGACGAAGAAGGCCATCGGGTCGGGCGTCGAGGCGACAACGAGGTTCGGATTGTCCGAGGTCGCCGTAACGCCGGTCAGCGAAGAGGTGACATCGGCGCCGTTCTCATCGGTGCCTTTAACGTGGATCAGGGCCTTCTCGTTGGCCGGGAACGAGAGAGTGATTGGGGTTCCGGTGGTGCTCAAGATAGTGGCTCCTTTCGGGAGGTCCGTGAAGAGTAGGGACAGACATTTGCGACCCATTATCGCAATGTCGATATGGATATGTACGGTCTGTTGGCACATCGGCATTCCTCCCAACTCAGTATACCCCAGGCCATTAGGGCGTCGGAAGGATGACTATCTGTTGCTCGAAAATGGCAATGTCGCCGTCTGATGTCTTGACGGTGAAGGCGCAGGGATAGTTCCCCGCCTGTGTGATCGTCTTGTTGGCCCCGGTCTGCATCACGTACCAGAGCTTCACCCCGCCGTTGCGTAGAAATTCGAGGGTGAGAACCGGGAAGGCGCTGACCAGGTGGTTCCCTGCGCTGTCCCAGCAGTCGAAAGTCGCAGACAGGAATATCTGGGAGGCGGGCGGGCCGGAGCGATTGATGAAGTCTACCGACACCCCAAACCGCTCCCCCAGTTGCCGGGTTTTCGAGAAGGTCGATCTCATCTCCTGCAGGTTGGCGATCTCTCTACCTCCTACGAAAGTAGCGCAAACACGGTAACGGCGGAGCCCGGATTGGTGTTTCCCGTTGGCGTCGTGGTGCAAGCCATCGAAAGTGCCGTCGCGAATGGCATTCCCAGGAAGTCAAGGAAGAACGTCCTCTTAACGCCTACGTCCACCATGAGAACCGCGTCGGGCGGCGTGGTGCCGACCGTCGGCGCCGCGTTGTTGAACATCTGGAGGTAACTCTTCGCTACGTTCGCCGTGTTGTCGATGGTGACCACGTAGACGGTCGTCGCGCCGCCCCGGATATTGGTGTCGGCGGTCGCGTTGAGGTTCGTGTTCCCGTAGTTGACAGCCGCGTACGGATTGGCGTTGGTCGTCAGAGTTTTGCTCATTTGCCCCACTTCCCTCTTTTAACGAGGTGCCGCTCAAAATTCACGGTGATCGAAGAGCCCCCGGTGTTCCAGACGACGACTTGCCATTGGAATCCCGGAGAGACCTTGATATGCGCCTGGTTGGTCATCCCTGTCCCGTCGGCCGCTGTCGTCGTACTGGGAACCTGATCTCCGTTGTACCACGTCACCCCGCCGTCCGTGGTGAACTGGTAATCAAGATTGAAGGGACCGCTGCCCTGGACGGAAACAATCTGCTTCAACCCCTCCCGCACCGGCGTCTGGATCGGCCCCATTAGAATATACCCGGTTCCGGCCGGTATGCCTACCGCCGTCCCGCTGGCTGCCTCCGTCGTGCCGCGTGACGTGAGCGTAGGAGGCACGTAGGGCATATTCGCCGCCGGGATTTGATCGTTGCTCCTCAGGATCTGAAACGGCGGCACTCCTGCGAACTGGGGGAACTGGTAGAGATGCTGGGGAGGCTGCGCGCCCAGCACGGTAATGGGTAGGGATGTTGGTACGCAGGCCCCGCCGCTGCCTATATTGGGGACCGGCGTGATCGTTTTCACTCCGGCTACGTTGGGTGCATTGTAGACAAAAGTTTTCGTGGCCGTGCTTGAGGCCCACGACAGGACGGCGGGCGTGAAAGAGCCTCCTGCCCCGCTGTCGTTGATGACAACATTACCGGTGAACAGGGCGGTAGGTGTGAGCGTGAAATTCCCCGATACCCCTCCGGCTGCGACCGTAGCGGGTCCGGTGAAATCTATTTCAATGGCGGCTATCGGCATAGGTTATGCCTGCGTGGTGAAGAAGATTTTCGTGTCGTCGCACGTCGAAGCCGAAAACACGAGACAGACAGAGTTGCCGTTGAGATCGGCGGCGGCGAGGTTGATGAGGAACACGCCGTTGACACCGGCGACCGCAGAGATAGCCCCGGAGTTGGTGAGGGTGGAAGTTACGCCGTCGAGGACGACTTTGCCCGTCACCGTGGCACCTGCGCCCATGTAGGGGCTGATGTGATCGGAGGCTACGGTCATAGGGAATTGGAAGTTGGCGAAGGCGGTGTTCTTCTGGATCGGATACTGCACGATGCAGCTTGTATCCATCTGGATTTCAAGGTCTATCGTCTTCATTCCCGTCGATGTTCCGCCGTTCGCCATCAGGCAGACAGCAACGCTTTTCCCGCTGGCTATGGCCGCGTTCGGAATACTCAGTTCGTACTGTCCGGCCATGTGAGTCGCGCTGCGCTGGATGAAGCCTCCTCCGGTTCCTGCCCCTCCGCTGTTGACATAGGTTCCCTGCGTGCCTGCCGCGAGCGTGATTGCAATAGGAGCGCTCCCCTGAATACAGTAGTACGCGGTGATGTCGCTGAAGAGGACGCCCGTCAAGTCCGCTCCGGTGGCGAGCAGGGTTGCCTTGACGGTAACAACAAGGTTTGTCGTGCCGGGTGCGATTCCGAGTTTAGCCATCAAGCCCTCCTGTAAGTTGCTGCATCCCGCCTGAGAAGTCCGGGAAAGAGATTGGGTTTGCCGGGGGAGACATGGCAAGCAACATCCGCTGAGCGACGCGCGTTCCGCTCCTCGGGTTGGCCGGCGGTGGCGTCCCCTGGTTCGGCGCTGCGTACATGTGCAGACCGTCCGTGCCTGCCCCTGTGTTGGTTACGTCAACGAGGTCTGTATCGTTGTTCGGATAGGTATAGTCGGCATAGTAGCCGCTGACAGGGACGTTGAGAATGGACGGGTGTCCATCTCCAACCGCCTCCGTGTCAGCCGCCTGCACCATAGAGGCGTAGGAGGGGTTTGCGGCGACGAATGCGGCGACGGCAGGTTGAATCACACTGGTAAAGATTGTGTGCCAATAGGCGGGCGTGATTGTCGCACCTGTCGGGAAGCCTGCCCTTCCGTTGTTGTCTCCGTTGGAGGATACGCGCGGGGACGGAGGGAAAAACCACCACTTGATACCGGAGGCAGGCCCATTCGTCAGCAAGGACGTGACCATCGACTGATACTCGGTCACGGCAAGCGCGATGAACCCCGCGTAGTTTCCGCAGTTGCCATAGGCTGCGTTATAGTAGTAGTTTGGCGTCGGAGGACCGTTCGGGTAACCGGCCCAATCGTTTGTAAAGTAGCTGGTCGCGCCGGTGTCGATCAACTGGTTCGGGTTGGCAGCGTTCCATGTTGCGATGAAAGCACCCATTGTGGGGGCGTACCAGGCCCCCGCGTGCTGGTCGTAGTGGATGACCGCCGCCCCGCCGTAGCTGAAATTGCAGAGCCCCCTGCCCATCAACTGCGCCAGGTTCCACGCCCATCCTCTATCGCCCGGTTGCTGCAATCCGCCGTTCTGGACATACGTCTGATTGATCGGAGTAGAGGGGTTGTTCGCCCCGGTGCTGTCCGTGTAGACGCAGATCATGGGGCGTCGCCTGTCGGTCGATTGATCCAGCCCGCCGCCCGTCCCCGCGATGCAGATACCCGAGAGGCTGAACCCCGCTCCGTCGCAATGTACGATGTCGATGATATCGCCACCCGTCACGGCGCAACAGTCGTAGACATCCATAGGAAACCCGTTGGGTCCTGTCCCGCCGCCGGGCAGGATGTACTGTGAACCGTTGGTGTTGCCGGTTATCGGGGCAGGCGCACCGTTCTTCCAGATCGCCACCACGCCGGACTGCGCGGCGCTCATCAGCAGCGATAGGTGCGTGCTCCCTGCCTTGACCTTTATCCGCAGGTTATGGCAGCAGGTTCCGGGAACCGGGTTAAAGGCGGTCGGGTAGGACTGCGCGGGCATACCGGAGATGCCGCCGCTGGCAACCCAGTCATGTCCTTCGTAGGCTACCGCGCCGGTCGTAATGTTGGCCCCCGCCACGGTCGGGGTCGTGGACATCATCACGCACTGCCCGAAGGGGACGTAGCCGATCACGGTAGGGGAGAGTAGGACCGGTGTCCCGCCGCTGTCGTAGATGTGGAGCGTAGCGTCCGGGAACATGTTGAAGGTCTGGACGGGACTGTATATCAGAACCTCATGCGTCCCGGCGGCAAGGGGAGTGTTGGGAATAAGGTAGGGAACGAAGGTTGTACTCCCGATGCTTGTCAGTTCGTACGATCCGTCAACCAGGCTGCCAGAGTAGTACGTATTGTGGAGAGCGCCCGCCGCGCCGAACGTATCGATGGCGTGAGAGGTTCCGTCAACGACCGCCAGGACCGGCGTGCCGTTGAACTTCCAGTTGCGGTATTGGATGTCGCCGGTTCCGGTGAGCGTGAACTTGACGACAGCCATAGAGTACGCGCCGGAGGAACCGAATTGGTTGCTTCCGTCTATCGCCCATGCGCCGACCATGCCCACAGGGGCCGTTGTTACCGGAACCGCAAGGTAGCCCACTCAGTACTCTCCTTAGTTCCCCGTCGAGTTCATGATCGAGTTCCAGTTCGTCCCGTCCGAATGGTAAAGTACGGCCCCACCCGGCGGTATCGACGTGATGTTCAGGACGCTCCCGCTGGTCGCCGTCACCGTCACGTTGAACGCTCCAGCGCCGGTGTTCTTGATCCAGACAAAGCGCCCTGTGTTGATTGCTCCGCCCACGAACTGAATCGTAATCGCGCCCGCCGTCGTATCGGCGAATATCGTGATGTCTCCGCCGCTGACAGTATACGGCGAACCAGCATGGGTGACCACCGTCGGCGGGATGGTCCCGAAGACGGCGTTGACGATGATCGTATTCCCGGTTTGACCCAGCAGGACGCCGGTCCCCTGCTCTAACGTAACGTCGCCGGTCAAGGCCGGGTTGCCCATAGAGAGGAGAGAGTGAACGCCTTCGTGGGCGTGGTCCTCTCTCGCGTACGAAGACAGTATACCCACAATTCCTACAGCTTCGACAGGCGTCACCGTCGTAGCCCCGGTGATGTTCAGTACCGGCGGCAAGGGCGCGACAGGCGAAGGCGTGGGCTTCGTGGTGGCGGCAGGCTTCTTCATCCCGGCGACCTGCGTTTGAAGGTCCGTAACCAGCTTGTAGAGCCTCCGGAAGTCTTCGTCTATCGCCCTATCGCCGCTCGTCCTATTGATCTTTGTTGGCATTTATTCACCGAAAACCGGCAACGCGTTGCCGGTTTTGTCTACTGGTTTGTCTACTTATCCGCCCTTCGTTCCGGGCAGGATACCGGCTTCGTACATGGCCCGGCGGAGGGTGACGTTGTTGCCTGCCGTGAACTGGAACGACATCTTGTATCCGCGCAGGTCCGGCGCGCCGGGGAACCAGCACTCGTCAATGCCGGGTGTTTGCACAGTAAACAGGTTTCTGGCAGAAACGGGGACGGCGGCCGACGCTACCTTCGCGATTTGCACCTGTACCGGGCCGGAGGCGTCCAGCAGGATACCGTTGACGGTGTTCGGTTCCGGGGCCATCTGGAAGCCACTTCGGTAGACCCAGTTCGGAATCGCCGCTCCGGTCGTCGTATCGGTGCCTATCTGCATATCCCGGAAGCAGGAGTTCGGCTGCCAGCGCCCCACGAAGCGCGAGGAGGGAACCAGCCACATCTGGTCAACTCGTGTGCGCGTGATCCCTCCGGAGACGCCTAACACTTCGCTCCACGATGCGCCGACGACAACGCTGTCCGCAATGGTTCCCGTACTCCACCGCCGCTTGACGAAATCGTAGCGCAGGTACTTCTGTCCCTTGAAGACGAGAAGCTTCCGGTCCTGGTAGGCCACCACGACCGACCCGTCCGGCGCGAAGGTCTTCATGTAGTAGTCTCGGATCGGCTCCGAGAGTTCGCTGACCTGGGACTGATTGGACGCCATGTAGATACCGTCCCAGGAGGCCCAAAAGAACTGCTGCTCAAAGAACCCGTACGCCTGTCGCCCGATGACGCCACGCCGCATCAGGACGAAGGGCGGGCTGTCGGGCGACACATCGCTCATAGAGCGCACCATCGCCGATGTGCCGATGTAGAGCGCGTCCCCGTCGCCGTTGACGCATAGGCCGATCTCCGTAGGCGCCGGCGACACGTCGAAGCTCCATCCGTCCGCCGGGATCAAAGCGACGGGGGGCCATTGGGGTATCGGATTCGTCGTCACCCCGACCGGCGTGAATGAGGAGATCGATACCTGATTCTGAAACACGACCGCCAGCCGCCCAGCATAGGCGCTCATCTGCGTTGCCGGGGGGCCTGGCCCGCCTGCCGTGTAGATCATGTTCGCATTGGCGGTCGATCCTGTGTTATCGGTGATGCTCCACGCGGTTCCTGCCGTCTGCCAGTAGGTAACGTTGGCCGGCAGGTCGCTGTTGGTTCCCGTGCCGGATGTCCAGGCCGATCCATCGGCGCGCTTCGCGTTGACGGCCGTTCCGTCCGTGGAGTAGACCGAACTGCCAACGAGCGAGATCCCGTTCGGCGTACTCCGGTAGAGGCGAACCGTGTCCGCGTTGGAGTACTGCGCCGCCGCAGGGATCGTCCCGTTGAAGGTGTAGACCGAGGAAAAGTCCGAAGCGGCCGGGAAGGCGAGTCCGATCCCCTTGTTGAAGTTGTCGGAAACGGTCTGGGAGTCCGGGTTGCTGCTCCTCGTCCCCAGGCTGACGAAGTTATTGTAGTTCCAGTGTGCGGCAAGGAAGGTCGGGAAGTTGACCCCGTTGTTGTTATAGACCACCGGGACCGGCGTTGAAAGGCTGCTCTCAACGCCCGTCACGCTGTTGAAATAGGTAACGTAGTAGTTGACGGTCCCCGCTTCCGGCGCGGTCGGGATGGGCATGACCCCGTAGACGCAAAACGGATGGGTGTCCGGTCCCAGTTGCGTGAACCGGATCTTGTTGATGGCGCCCAGCACCGTAGGATCGAGGCCCTGTAGGTGGCCGTAGAGAACCCACGGGGAGCCGTTCGTATTCGGTGGGTCGGAGACGGTCGCGATGGGAACATAGGTGCCGCTCGCCGTTCCGATCTCCACCTTGAAGGTGCCGTTCCCCCCGGAGATCGTTTCGGGGGAGCAGGCCACCATCAGCCATGTGATGTCTGCCCAGTTGTAGGTAGCGGCAAAGGTGTAGATCGCCACATTCCCGATCGCGCCTGCGATCCCGTCCCATCCCGTCACCCCGGATGCCGCAATCGTTAGCGTGCTGCCCGCCGTGGACAGTCCGTGAAGCTGGATGATGGAGAGCGAGGAGAGGGTGAAGGTCGGCTGAACGGCGGTCGGCAGGGACAAGAGCGCGTGAAGGGTGTAGTCGCTTGTGATGCGTACCCAGGTCGGCGCGGCGGCGTTGTTGGCGAGGTAGAACGAAGTGTTCAACTGTGCCCCGCATACCTGGTCCGACGCTCCGAACGTCCCGGTCCCCAACAGGGTTACAGAGCCGTCTGAGGCGGTTTCTGTGGTGGGTTCGACGATGAGGTAGACATTTCCCCCTACCACGGCGACAAAGCGCTGTGAGGACGCAGAGGGCCGGAACCGCCCGAAGAACTGGACGGTCCCGGAACCGGCGATCGAGGAGGGGAGCGCGGAGCGGTATCCGCACCGGCCGTTAACCGCGTCATCGTCAAGGAAGGCGTCGGATACGGTCTGCCCCTGCCCGAGGGTGAGCAGGTGGGGGTCGTCGAGGGCGGCGAAGCCCATGAAGGGGATGGGGAGGAGTTCGGCCATTCATCATCCTTGATTGGGGAAGTAGCCGTCCGGCGTTCTGTACCACGGGAAGTACCGATTGCCGTTGTCGAGGTAGCCGGTGCGGGGCATACAGACGTAACGATTGATGAGCGCCGCCTCCTGGTCTACGCTGTCCTGGTTGAACTCCTTCACCAGGTCCATAGCCTCCGCATGATACCGGGCCAGCGTTCCCAACTCCTCCCCCCGGGCAATGGGCTTGGCGAAGTAGTACGCTCCCAAGAGGCACACCGCCTCTATATACCTGTCCAGCCAGGGGAGCGTGTCGTCCTCCGCTTGCAGGTCCGGCAGGTCGCGGTTCCCGCTGAACTGGATCAGGATACCGCCGTCCGCCGGCGGAGGGTAAAGCCCGATCTTCTGAGGTTCCGCCACATACCACGCCTGCGGGACCGAAGAGGGGATGTCGAGGTACTGAACATCGACTTTTCGGAGTTTCTGCCGGGTCGTCTGCGGGAAGTAACTGCCCTGCCCGACGATGCTCTGTGAAATGTTCCACAGAGCATCATCGTTCCACGAAAGCCACATCCGGTCCCCTATCGGCTGCCCAACCGGCAGAATATCGGATATCATATTATAGACGGCCTGGTTCGGCACCGTCTGAATAATGGCCGTCTCCTGGTTGGTGTTCGTGTACCGGATGAACTCCTGTTTTCCGTACTGAACCAGTGCCGCCGGGTTGGGCGCGGGGAATCCGTTGCTCCAGCCACCCAGGGTCAGCAGTTGGATGACTCGCTGCTGCATGTCGTCGAAGGTGAACACCTTACGCTACCTCGAAGGCAACGGACTCCGGGACAAGGATCTCGTACGTGTGACTGATACGGCCCGGATCGACGGTTGTCACCCGGACGATCTTCTCCCCGTTCGGACCCTTCTTGTTCAGCACCGTAGCGGAGTCGCCGCGGCAGGACTCCGCATACCCGCCCGCACAGGCCCACTCCGGCCACGTAGCGGCATGGAGGACAGCGCGCGCGGCGTCGGCATGGATGGAGACGTGTGTCGGCTTCTCCTCCGGCTGCGCTTCTTCGGCGGCCGGTTCCAGCTCCGCCCGGGCCACCAGGACCGGCGAAGCCAGCGGAACGGCGGGCGTGTGGGTGCGCGGGGTCTTGACCGTCCCCTCCGCCGTTCGATACCGGGGAAGATTGTTCGCGTCCTTCTCCTGTCGAACCAGCGTCTCCCCGATCCTGTGCGTTGCCCAAAAGTCTTCGACCACGATGTACCCCTTTACGCAAAGGTGACGGTGGAGTTGCCGGCGGTCTGGTACTTCAACCCGGCTTCCACGACGAAAATCTCCAGCGTGGTTCCGTCGTCCGAAACCCATCCGACCTGCTGGATCGCGTCTCCGTTCGTGGACGTCAGATTGCAGGTGTAGTTGCTGACCGTGGACGTGGGCACTGGCCCCAGGTAGACCGGCGCACCCTTCGCCAGACCCGGGACCAGAGTAGTGTTCGCGTTCAGCATCAGCCCGTAGCGGGCGATGGAACAGCGCTGCGTCGTTCCGTCTCCGGTCCGGCTCGTGATCGTGCTGTTGTTCCCCTCGAAGAAGGCGACGCCGAGCGCCTTGATGATGGAACCTGCGGTCTTGGAAGCGACGACAACAAAGCCGTTCGTGTCCATGCCTACGAGGTCTCCTTCGTTGACGATCTCCGCGTTCTTGATGAGGAAGTTCTTCTTGAAACAGAGCGTCGGCTCCGTCAGGATCATCGGGGTAGTTTGCGCAGCTCCGGCCATTGTCTGTCTCCCTTACGAATTATCGCTGTACAGGCGCCACTGGTAAGCGCCGTTGAGGTTGCCCCCGGTTGTGTTGTAGATTGAAACCCGGTACTGATAGCCGACCTGAATGTTGAGGGTAGCCGACTGGGTGAAGCCCGCCGCGCCTCCGTCTACCGTCACCGTTGACGAGGCCACCTGCAGGCCGACGTACCAGGTAGTGCCGCCGTCTGTCGTAAACTGGTAGTCCAGGTTGAAGGCCGCGTTTGCCGCGACGTTGATTACCAGCGCCTCGGACTCCCGACCGCTTGCCGTGTAGAACGGGACTGTCGGGTACGACGTGCCGCTGTTGCGCAGGTCCGGGCCAGGCGCTTGCGGCGGGAAGAGAATGAGCGCCGTAGTGCCGCCCAACCCCGTGAAGGAGCCTGCCCCGAAATCGTTTGTCCCTGTTTCCTGGTTTACCAGTGCCATAGGTCAGTAATTCCTTTACTGAAAGCAATTACTGACTGTCATTGCGTGAGATTATAATTCACACAATGCACATTTCCGAGGTGTCGGCTCGTCAGGGCGAGGTACATTGAGCCCAGTTCCTCCTCGATCAACTTCGGTTCGACGACCGTTTTGAACTTCGGTCGGTTCCCGTCCATTCGGAGCGTCAGGTAGTCGGTGTTGATGCAGAACATGTGGTTATTGACGGCCGTCGCCGTGCCGGAAATGAAACCGGCGGTCGGACAGCGCCGGTCTACCACGATCCGCATTCCCCGGAAGTAGAGGTGATGGAATCCAAACCGGGCCGTATCCGCTTCGTGGAAGACGAGGCCACCATTCGAGCCGCCGATTGTCAGGAGGTTCTGCAGCTTGGAGAAGAGTCCGGAGGGGCAGATACAGAGCTTCGGAGACTTGTTCTCCTGGATCGCCTCCTCCATCGTGTCGTTCAAGATCTGGACGGTGAGCGGGGTCGCGCCCGGGGAGTAGATCGAACCGTTGATGAGCGGTGTACACCAGTAGGCGGCGCCGGTCGCGGTCCTGGGAATGTTGCCGACGGTGGTCTGTGCCGTCGCCCCGGTGGCTGAAACGACAGGCGCTTGAATCTGCGACGCCTGCACGGGGAGGATGTTTGCGCCGCTCGTGGAGGTGGTTCCGCCGTTCAGAGCCGTCCGCAGACTCATGATCTGCGTGCGCCCGCCGATGGTAAGCGGTCCCTCCGGCGCGGCCCACAGGTCGTTCATCAGTTTGTTATCGGAGCGCTCCAGGGCATTCTCGTGGATGGCCTGAATCCAGTTGACCATCTCCACCTTGCCGCCCGCGCGCTTCATGTCGTAGTCCTGCCACGATACGTTTATGGCATATTCGGACAGCAGCCATTCCGCCTGGGTGAAGCCGGTCATAGGCTGCGCGTCGATTGTGGCGTACGCATTGCTCTGCCCCTGCAGCTGCGGCCCGGTATCGACGGGCACCATCAGGGGTTCCCTCATTTGAACCCCGTAGCCGGACGGCTGGATACGGCCCGACATCGCCATCATGCGCCAGAGCGGGGAGCGCTGCGTGAACAGCGACATATAGTTCCTGGAGAGCCAGGCGTCCCTCACGGCGGTGGAAAATCCGCTCGGGTTATCGGCTGCCTGAAGGGCCATGTCCGTATCCTACCTTTCGGGCCTACAGTTGGCCCATCGACTTTGCAATCTCAAACATCGAAGCGCCTGCCTTGACGGTGGGCTGCCGCGTGGAGGAGTTGCCCGGTGTGCCCGGTCGGGTTGCCTTCGATTGCTTATGCTCGGCAACCTTCGTCTTGTAGGCGTCGCCGACCAGCGCCCGCACAGCGCTCTTGATCGTCGTCCTGCCGTCCTTCAGCTTCTCGCGGACTGCCGCAAGATCCGGGTCCGGGAGTTCAAGGCCGATTGCTTCGCACAGCGCCTCGAACTTCGCGTTCCCCAACTCCGCGTAGTAGACAGCCGTGGAGATGGGATCGTGGAGGGCGCGCACCTGCTCCTGGACAGCGGAGACGCCTGTCTGGCGCAGGTCGGCGACTTCCTTCTTGAGGTCGGCGATTCCCTTGATGTTGCCCCAATGGGCCAGCAGTGCCTCTTCGAGGTCGCTCTGAGGCTCGTAGGTGTCGGTGTCGATGTCGGGGAGGTTGGCGGAGGTATCTGCGGCGGTTCCGAGGACTTCTTTGAGGAAGGCCGCCTGCTGATCGGCGTTCATGCCCTTCATGGCGACCCGGGCGATAACGGCGGGGTCTTTGACGAACGCTTCGTCGAACCGATCCCACATCTCCGCCTTCTGCTGGAGGGTAGGATCAGGCGTAGCGTCTTCGGGCTTTGGAGGAGGCGTGTCGTCGGCCTTCTTCTCGCCGGCCGGCGCGTCGGCGGTCGCCTCTGCCGCCTTCTTTGCCGCTTCTTCGGCTTCGGCTGCTTCGCGCTCTTTGCGGTCGGTGTAGTCGTCGAGGGACTCGCCGGGGTGATAGTCCTCTTCCGGGATCGGATCGCTGTTCAGGAAGTCCCATTCCTTCGGCGGCTCCGTAAACCCGTCGTTCAGGAGGGCGGCGGGGGCGTCGTCGGGCGTTGTTTCGGTCGGATTATCGAGAAGGGCAGTGTCGGACATAGAAAAGTCTCCCGGTGTGGGTATACTTGTCTTGTCCTCGTGGGGGTTGAACGAAGCGAGGGCGCGGCCCCTGGAATGTTGCGGAGCTTTCCAGGGGCTATTAAATTTTGGCGTCGGACTCCTCTGAGCGGCGCGCAGACCGAACTCTCAGTGTGGTGCCACCTGTGTATATCCTGCTACCCGGTGGCCCGGTGTGACCGAAAGGAGAGGTCATGCAAGCCTATTATACTACGTTTTTGGCTTTTTCCTGCCTGCCGCCCCATTTCCAGTAGTATTTTCCGGTGTTGTCGCTGCTCTGTGGCTCTGAACCGCTACCTGCGCGGCGGTATCGAGCGCCTTCATCCGGTAGTCATGCGCGTGTTCGGACTCCTGCTCCTTCTCCTTCGCCGCTATCTTCTCCCGGTGCATCTGGAGTTCCGCCATTACACTCTCAAGGCCGTGATCGGGCTTTTGCTGCTCCTGCTGCGTTCCGACCTGGGAGGGCTGGAACCCTAACATCTGCTCCATCTGCCTCTGAATGTCGGGCGGGGAGTCAAGGTAGTTCGTCTGCATCCACTTTACGAGGTCCGGCGGAAGGACGGCGGCGCCCTGCGGCGGCGGCGGGGCAGGCTTCCAATACTGATCGGTGTCGGTCCTGTTGGCGGCAATCAGCAGATCGTTGAACACCGCCTGCAGGTTGGGCACCTGGGTTATCAGTCCCTTTGCCGCCAACTGAGTCCACAACTCCCAGGACTGGATTATCGTGGTGTAGAGCTGCATGGAGGAGGTCAACTCGGTAGCCGGGTTGGAGAAGGAGGTCGAACCGTTCACCACCTTGACGGAGTGGACGGCAAGAAAGGCGTGCCAGAGTTGCACCGCCTGAGCGGGCACCTTCTTGCCTTCCTCCGGCCCGCCGAAGCGCTGCGTACACATCACGAAGGCGGTTGCAACGTCGGTACACCAATCCTCGAACTCCATCCGCTCGTCTACCATCATGGCGTTTGAACGGCTCTCCGAGAGCATCGCCGCCGTCGCGGTCACCCCGGGCGTCGACTCCCCGCGCATTGAGGGTGAAGCGCCCATGATCCCATCAAGGGCTGCCTGTGCGTTCGCCTGTGCGGGGCCGTAGGCGGGGGAAAGGGGTTCTCCAGGCACGCGCATGATAGGCGGCGCCTTCTCGTTGATGGGCCTCTCAACACCGATCATCTGGCTTGCAGAACCCGTTTCCAGGGCGGTACGCGCCTGCCCCTTTATCATGTTGGTATCGAAGAGGGTAATGGCCCCGCCGTGCTTTGCCGTGCTGGAGACTATGCCGGTAAGCCAGACAAGTTCCTGGTTCAGGCCACGGGCGTAGACATTCATCCCGAGCGGGAGGATGCGGTCCCGGGGGTCTATGAACATGGCCCGGAAGAGGAGCGGGATACGACCGAGGAGGTTTTCGGATCGGTGAATGACCCGATCTTCGTATACGTGTACCTCCGACTCGTTGTCGAAGTAGATGAAGATGCGGCAGATGACCCGCTCTCCGCTTCCCCCGACTCCGTCGCCCTCGTCTTCCTCCCCGAAACTCAGGCGTCTGCGGGTCTTCGCAATCGCCGTGTCTATCGTGTCGGCGTCCTCATCGGCGAAGTACCCGTGTTCCTTGTCGGGATCGTACTTCCGAACGGCTTCCGAGAGCGGCATATTGACGGCGACGCCCGCGTAACGCATCCGCCGTAGGTCGGTCGTGTGGGGGTCGAAGAAGAAGCGGTTGGAGGTGACGTTCTCGATCGAGAACCCGAAGTTTTCGTCCCAACGATACCAGATGCAGCCGAGCCCGCAGATTTTGCGCTTCTGCCAGGCACCGCGCATCTTGTGCTTGAAGGAACCGTTCCTCCAGACCTGCTGCCACGCCTCCTGTATGATGGCAGGCGCTCCGGGGAACCCTTCGTTCTTGTCTTCATTGGCCCGGATGTGCAGCTTTGGGGTCTGAGAGCAGATAGCGGCAGAGGAGACTTCCGTGTTGATCGCCATGTAGTTCGGTTGCCCGATGGGAACCACTTCCGGATAGTCGGCGGTCTGCTGGAAGCGCGGCGGTATCACCTCGTCCCATCCGTCATCGCTCCCGTTCATCGTCGCAGAGTTGTCGTTGGCGTCGATGTAGGCGTTGGAGGCGACAAGGTCCGACTGGCGGAAGGGGCGTAGCCATAAGTTCGCCAGCTTCACCCGACCGACTATTTCACTATCATCGAGTTCATACGCCATAGTTGCAGTACCGCCATCGCGCTTCGCCAGGAATGGTCATTGTCCTGCCGAAGCCCATATAAACCTGAACCGTGCCGTCTTCACAGAATCCTCTGAGTTGGCCGTAGCCATAGCCTTCAACCAGGATCAGGCTGTGAAAGTCAGGGATACCCATACTGAAAGATTCAAACACAGGCTGACTCCTCTGCGGTTGGGAAGGGGAACTGCTCGGTGACATGCTCCTGCCGCCACTGCTCCAACCCCTCACGGGTCTGTGAAGCCTGAATGACACCGCTCTCCAGTATCTGCTCAGCGCCCCAGGGCTTCGGCATCTCCGGCATAGCCGCCTCGTCCGCCTCGTAGCGCTTTTCATCCTCGCGCATCAGGGCGAGTTCGTCCGACTGGCCGCTGCCCTTTGTCAGTATCTTGTAGAGTTGGTTCTCGGGCTTGTCCGCCTCCCGGCATCCGATGATCTGAAAGTTGGCCGTGAACAGGCGCGTCATCGGGCGAGTGTTGCAGGAGCAGAACTCCGGCTGCTGCAGTCCCTCGATGGGCTTGTACCGTACGTACTCGCGCCCGCATTCAGTGCATTTGTAGGGGTAGCGTGGAATCGCCCTTCTCCTTCATCGCGGCGGTTGCGCCCGGGTGGACATGCTCTGCCCACTCTTCGAACGCCGAACGCTGACAGCGGCTTCCCTCGTGCGTCTCCCCGGACCATCCACAGGAACACATCGCAAACGCGGCGAAGCCCCACGAATGGACCTCACAGTGATGCTTTTTCTCTTCTTCGGGCATCTCAGGCTATCCTCAAGAAGTTGCGTAGCTGGTACTGATCTCCGGGCGTCTCCTCGCTGTAGTCGAGGCCGAAGAGGTATCCGGCCAGGTATCCCAGACAATCGAGCGCGTGATCCTCGCTCCGCCGTTGATCTAAATCCTCGCTGTCCACCTTGTAGATCGCCCCTTTGAACTCATTGACGAGGTTCGGACACGTTTCCGGGTCTATGGTGAGTATACCATGCTGCAGCAGGTAACGAATCAACTCCCATCGCGAAACGCGAGAGTAGGCGATTGCCGGGTACACATAGAACCCGTGCTTTGCCCACACCTCCGCCTTGCTGCGTGTGGTGTCCTTGCTCTCTCCCTCGATGGGATTGAACACCGAGGGGTCGGCCAGGCGCACGTCTATTTCGTGCATCAGCGGATTTGTGCGCCGCAGGGCGAGTTCCGCCTCCAGGGCGCGCCGGGCCTGCACATCAAGGTCCAGATGCTTCTGGTAGACCTCTTTGGCGACGTGGATATGTCGCTTGCCGGGGTTGCCCAGTTTGTCGCGCCTCTCCTCCCAGTGGGCGCACATCAGGTAGGCGAAGGGCTTTGCGCGCCCCCAGTCCGCCGCGCCGTACCAGTCCGCCCAGGCCGGAACGGTCCGGACCTCAAGGTTTTTGGGCATCAGCCGGAAGTACGTTCCGCTCTTTGCGTCCCAGTCCCCCTCCAACCATTGCGCCCGGAGGATAGGGTCTTTGATCTTGTTGAGCGAACGCAGGATGTAGTTCGGATCTTGCTCCAGGGTGGCTGGACACTCCCGAATGACGCTCTTGACGAAGACCGTATGCCGGTCCCGGCTCTTCGGGTTGATGATGCGCCGTACCAGCCACTCCAGACCGCGCCCGCCCGGGTTGAAGGTGAGCAGGAAGCGCGGAACGCAGTCGGTGGAACAGGACTTTCGGTTGCTGCCCTTCAGTTGGTCGAACGTGATTTCGGAGAATTGTTCGGCCTGCTCTATCCAGATCGTGTCCCACTGCTCCCCGACGTAGTTCTCATAGTCGGTTTCGTTCTTGCAGTAGGCGAGCTTGATAAGGCTCCCATTTGGGAAGTGAAACTCGTAGTCTTTTTCCAGGTAGCCGATTTCCCCACGCGATCGCAGGCCGACCGGCAGCCCGAAGGCGCGCAGGAGTTGCTTGATCTGCTTACCGAGGTTCATATCGGCCGCAGACAGCACCCGACGCATAGCCAGATGCGCTGTTCCGGGGAACATCAGGGCGCGAATGATGACGACCAGCGCCCCGGTCCATGTCTTCCCGCCGAACCGGCTGCCCCCGAAGCCGAGCGTTTGAGTGCGCCAGTCGTCGTTAAGGGACCGGGACAGGCATTCCCTCTGCGCTCTTGTGGCGCGCATGGTGACCATGCGGGGCGTAGCCATAATGTTGCCATCTGCCTCCTCTGAGGCTAGTCTGTGGGTCTGGCTTTGCCGCCGCATTCCTCACAAGCAGCCTGCACAACTCGTTCAGGAGCCCTCCCGATACAGACCATTCGCGCAGGGCGTCCCTTCGATTTTCCTATCATCCGCCACTGACGACGTATGCCGACATAGGCTTCTGCGTAGAAGGGTCTGCCGCATACCATGCAGGTAAGCACTCTCCCCTCCATTCGGGGCGTCGGCAAATCACTTCATCCTTTTGAAGGGGTGCGGGCGATACTGCCACGGGAACGGCTTCCTGTTCGCCCGTTTCAGCGAATCTCCCCACCGTACCGACCACATACGCAGCAGATAGCCGGTTTCGGGGTTGTGACGCGGAGCGGCAAGGCATATCCGGAGAAAAGCCTCACTCCTACTCCGTGCCCATTCCGGGTGCCACAGAAGGCGAGCGTAGCCGATGTGAACGCTGACGGCGCATCCTTTCGTCTGCCCGCTGTACGTATCCCTCTCAACCGTGAATGACTTCATTTCCCGATCCTCCCGAACTTCCAGAAGAGGTAAATCAGTGACGGGGCCGCAATGCAGAAGCAGGCACCCGATACCCACCATGCCTCTTTCATCGTGTGCATGGTCGCAACCATGCAGTAAGCGATTCCGATAATGATGCACCAGAACACAAGCGGCTTAACGATCTTCATCACTCCTCCGGCGGTGCGTAGATGCGCGCTGATTCCGAGAGGAACACGCGCTGAAAGGCAACCAGGGCGCGTTTGGCCTCCGTGCTGAACTGGTCGGCCTCCAGGCGGATAGACAGACCCGAAAGGATCTCCTCCACCACCGGCACATCGGCCTGCTGGACGATCTCTGCCAACTTGCGGTCCAGGATGTCAAACGGGACGATGTTCAGGACGAAGTTCCCCGCCTGTGCCGCACGTTCGGCTGCCATCATCTCGGACAGCAGCTTCATCGCCGAAATGTCGGTTTTCGAGCGTTCCCGGAGGGAGTCGATCAGCGCCGTGTAATCGGCGCTGCTGAACAGACTCTCACCGTTCGGATCGCCGATTTCAAGCCTGTCTATGCTCGGTTTTCTGCCCCGTAAATCCGGCAAATTTCGCTCCTATAGTTGCTCCTGCGTGCTTAATAACGCTAGAGTGTGCTTGGGCCGCAACGGTTGCAGCTTTTATATGCCAGTTTGTCTACCTATTAGAAGGTAATTCCGAGTTCCTTCAATTTCTCCGCTTCCGTCTCGATTTCGTCAAAGGCTTCCGGCTCGGTTTCCACCGTGTAACCATCTAACTCTTTCGCGATCTTCTTCACCGTCTCCTGCGCCTCTTCTTTGGTCGCGCCGGTCGCCACCACCGCGCCGACGCAGACCGCGCCGGGGGTTACGTAGTGCTTCCCGTCGATAACACAGAAGTTGCGGAGTTTGACGTTTTCGGCGTAGCGCTTCGGGAACTCGATCTCCAGCCAGTTCTGTTCTGCCCACGTCGCGTGTATCATCAACTCCGCGCCCCACTCCGCTTTCGGAAGGGGGTCGATGCAGATTCCTTCGCCGCCGTACCAGAAGATGTCTGGGAGGTTCGTGTACATCTCCTGCAGCATCTCCGAGGGCGGCGATCCGGCGCGGCAGGCCGGGTCGATAACATGCGCGACGCCGTCTTTTGTGATCCGCGCCTCCATCGCGAAAAAGTTGCGGTAGCCGTACCGCTTCAGCGTGGGCGCGACGGCGGCGTTCATCACGATCAACTGCTCGGGTAGTTCGTGGTACTCTACGAAGTGCCCCAGGTATCCGCGGCTCTTCGCCTCGATCCCGAAGCAAGTAGCGTTCGGGAACATGCCGTCTACAGTGTACCCGTCGTAGGCAACCTCGACCGCATCCGGGATCTTCGCCTCTACGACGTACTTCATCTTCTCTTTGTACGGCCCGAGTTTGGCGGCCAACTCGTCAAGCCTCGGCTCGATGTTCTTGTAGTTCTTCGCGAAAAAGGTCTCTGCGTCCCCTCTCGTGCTGCTGATCTTGACGTACTGCTCTTCGTGGCCCTTGAGGTACGCCCGCAGTTCGGTCATGCCGGTGACCTCGGTCCAGTCGCCAGCGTTGAGCCCGACGCTCTCCAGGAGGCGCTTTGAGTGTGGCCGCTTCGTCTCCAGTTCCTCCCCGCGGCGGCTGCCCCACACACGCTTACCCAGGCTCTCCAGGTGCAGTTGGAGTTCGCCCATGTAGACGTCTAAAATGATGAAAAGGTCGATCTCGTCAAGGTAAGGCCAAAAGTCTTCGACCATCTCCACGCCCGGAACCCCCTCCCCGATACACCGAAGCGTCGTCTCAGGAAACGCCGAGTCCCATCGGTTATAGTACATGACACGCCCGAAGTCGCGCGACAGGGTTTGGGCGAAGGAGAGGAACAAGCCGAAGTCGATCACACAGACCGTCTTCGAGCCGTACTCCTGTAGCAGTCCTCTTCTCATTGGCGGCGCGTTCTCTTCTTGTGGAGGCGAGGGGAGGGCGGAACGCCGCAGAACTTGCGTCGGTACGTATGATATGCCGTTCCGGTCATGCAGAGCCACTCATGCTCGTATGATACCCGAGTCCCCTTCGGGAACATACCTTTGCGCAGGATGGTTACTCGATGTCCCATCATCGCTTGTTGGATCGCCGTGATCCTCACTGTCGGGTTGTTCATTTCTTCCCCTTCGCTGCGTGTGACTTGCCTTTGCCCTTTGCGCCCCCTGAGAAGTCGGCGGGGTCCATCGGCTTCATTCCGCTGGTCGCCGTGATGTGCTTGCAGCCCTGGTCTATCATCTGCTGCAGGGCGCGCTTCTCCGCGTTCTGCAACTCTCGAAGGTTGCCGGAGAATGTGTCGGTCTTCTCCACGCAGACGGTCGTCCCGCACTCGGAGCATTGGATCGTCTTCACCATGATCCAGCGCATGTCCGGGTGCGGCGTCCACGGCCCGTGCGTCACATCCGGAGTGTGCCGGTAGGCGGTCTGATGTACGCTCGACATACCCCTAAGTCCTCCCCCTGTTTAGTATGGCGTAGCCCAATGAGTGGGGGTTACCGCCTGCCTCTTCTCTTCTGAGTCCTCTGCGGAACCTGTTGTCGCAGAACCGGAACGCCCATCTTGATCTGTTCCCGGAACCCTCTCGGGCTACGGGCGATTGTTTTGCCCTGATCGTCTACGTCGCCCTTCAGAGGTCGGGGGAGAAGTCCCTGTAGCGGAACCTTGCCTGTCGTCGCCTCTTGCAGTATACCCGGTTCCGTAATGGTAGACACATACGCTCCCGCCGCCCTGCCGAACGCGCCCTCAGACTCGCCTGCCCGTCCTGCAGTTGTCAACTCCTCGTAGAACGGAACCTGTTCCGCTATGCCGAAGCCGATACCACCCGCGACGTTGCCGACTTTGCTCAGTGCGTCGTCTCCGGAGTGCTGGGCGTTCTCCTGCATGTACCGGGTGTAGGTCGCGCCCATCTGGATAGACTCGATTGCCGGGGCGTGCAGATAGGTGTGCGGGATGTTCGCGCCTCCGACTTGGATCTCCGAGAAACCCGGTTCGCCCTCCTTCGGCGTCCTGCCCTTCTGGTAGTAGCCTCCCGCCTTAATCGCTCCGAAGGCACCGAGAGCGAAGAGAGCGGCGGATAGTCCCTGCCGCTTGAAGGTGCGGAACACTTCATCGGCCTGTTCGGGCGAAAGGCTGTCTATCCCTCCCGCCTTCGCTGCCTTTGCCGCTTCCCACATCTTGGGAGTGATGAAGCCGACGCCGGGAATGCGCGTGTAGGTCTCTCCTGCGTAGTTTACCGGGATCTTGACGATAGGCAGAGCGGTCTGCATCGCTGTTGCCGCGACCGGCCCGACACCCTCCACCGATCCGATTGCGCCGACCGCGCGGCGGAACATATCCACACCCTTGTTCGAGCCTTTGAAGATCATCCGGTTCGCGTCGTTGTATGCCTGCACACCGAGAGTCATCTGAGTAGCGGGGTCGCTGATGTCAAGCCCTTGCCGCTGCGCGAACGCGGAACGCTTCTGCAGAGAGCGGAAGAACTCGTTTCGCAAGGCAGGATTCTTGAGCGCCTGATGCAGTGACCCGAGCAACTGGAACCCGGCAGGCATGTTCGCGCCCCGCACCTTATCGCTGCCGAATATGGCGTCCAGACTTCCTTTGCCCGTCTTTCCAATGGCCTTTGTGTCGGCCGCGATATTCGGGACGCTGATGTCTCCCGTTGTCCCCTTTGCGATTGCTCCGAACGTGGCTTTGAGTGCGTCGCGTTCTGCCGCAAGGTTGACGCCTCCTCCCTCACGAGGAGCCTTTGCCGCGATACGCTTCAGGACAGGCAGACGCCCCAGCCCTGCGCCTATGATCTCCTCTACAGGCGTTACGACGATCCGCGCCGTAGCCGCCGCGCCCAACTTCCCGAGCGTGCCTATTCGAGAGATCATAAAATTGCGTTGCAGTGCCAGCAGGTAATCGAAGGCGGTCGGCTTCTCCCGCGCCTGCACCATGCGGTCAATAGCATCCTGCAACCTGTTCCGCTGTTCGACAAGCCCGGTCGCATCCGTGTCGTATGCGGGCTTCGTGCGTCCTGACTTGGCCGGCACAACTCCCGATTTCAACTGCTCTTCAAGGTCGGCTATCTGACGCTGCAGCCGCGTCTTGATGGCGGGGAGCGGATCGCGGGGTGTTGACAGCCCGCTTGACTTCATGGCCGCATCCAACTGCTCGCGCAACGCCTGCACGTCGGCCGATGGTTTGCCGGGCCTGCGTCCCTGTGCAGGTTGAACGCCTGATTGCGCGTCCTCGATCTTAGATACCAGAAGCATCTGTTTGCGCAGGTCGCTCATCTGACGAGCGAGTGTGCCCCGCGTGGTCTTCGGCGGCTCTCCGTAACCCGTAATGGCGTCCCTTATGTCGCGCGCTTCGGCGTCAGGCAGAGCGCCCCGCGTGTCGGCGTGGATCTGGTCTATCACGTCTTTGGCGCTGAGTATACCCTGCTGCACCTTTATCTTGAACAACTCCTTGAGGAGAGGCGCAACGGAAGGGTCAACGCCGATGTTCAGCTGCCCGGACTTTGCGGCGATCTGCCTAACAAGATCGTCGTAGCGTGCCGTGAGGTCGCCCTTTGCGGCGGTTCGCCCTGTCGCTGCCGCATCTGCTTTCGCCTGCCTGCTAACCTTCGTGGAGAGCGCCTGCGCCTGCAAGTCCTTGATACGCTCGTCTCTGTCGGCTATGGCCTTGTTCGTATCTTCCAACTGCTTTGTGAGCGCAGTCACCCGCCCGTCTTCGGCAGGCGTAACGGGTTTGGTCGGATCGGCCGCAACCATCCTGCGACGTGTGCCGAGGTAGTCATAATCGAACACCTCCTGTTGCCGAAGCGCAAAAGCGCGTCCCGCCTCCGTGCCGCCTCTCTCGTTGGCGTCGGCGAGTGTCTGGTGAACCGACTCCTGCGCCTTCAACTGCGCCTTCAGGACCGCTACCTGATTGGCGTCGCCTGCCTCCTGCGCCTTCTCCAGTTGCGCGAGAGTGCCGCGAACGCCCTCCTTGATGTGTTGGCGGGCTATCGTGTTGGCCCCTTGCTCCACATCGGTGAAGGGTCTCGGCTTCTCCAGAATGGACTGCGCCGTCGCCAGCGCCCTTTCAGGGGTTGCCGCGCCTGTGCGTTGCGCCTCTGCCATCGAGTCGCGCATCTTCTTCTGGACGGCAGGAGGGTACTCTTTCAGGCCCGCGTCAAGGAGGTCTTGGCGCACGTCCGCATTCGCGCCCCGCGTGGAGATCACATCGGTCTGTGGCTTAGGGACAGCAGTCTCGCCTTCTTTGGGCACGATGGAGAAGGTACGGCGCTCTTCCAACGCCTTGTTGTGCGCCTCGACTCGTGCAGCATCCTCCGGAGAAAGGGGGACTCCCGGTTTGGGGATGTAGCGGCCGACAGTGCGCTCCGGTTCGGGCGGCGGTAGGGCAGCGGTGGGAGGCTTTGCTGCAGGCTTTTCGGGCAGTACTGCATCGGCAGTTCCGGCGGGGGTGGCCGCTCTCGTCGGTTCCGGCGAGGCCACCAGGTCAGCAGGCGTCTCTGCGGCGTCCTGAATGACCTCGGTCGCCTTCCTAAAAGCCGCTCTCTCCGGTAGGGTGCCGTGGAGGGCCGCGAGGCTGCCGAGGACCGTTGAGACGACGCCCTGGGTGGTCTGGGCGATGTCTTTGTTCTTCACGCCTTCGTAGATCTGGGGCACTCCGCTGGAGAGTTGAGAAGTAGCGAACGCGCCGGAGACGATGCGGGGCGCGGCCTTCGCTGCTCGGGCCACGACGCTGCCTTCTTTGGCCGCTGCTCCCACCCCTTTAAGGACGGTCCCGAGCCCGGCCGTCTCCCAAGAGAGAGGATCGACCAGCAGTTCCCCGGCCAGGTTTATCAGGGCGTCGCCTGCCTGCCCGACAGGGGAGAGACGCTTCGCGGACTGCTGATTACTGGCCTGCTTCATCGGTTGGGCAAGGGCGTTGGCCGGTTGCCCGTGGAGCGCGGCCATGCGCTTGCCGAACGGGAGCTTCGACACCCTTTCCTGCTCGGCGTAGTCGGTCTGTTCGTCTATCCGGGGGTCGCCGGTCTTGACGAGCGCTCCCGTCCGCCTCCTGATCTCGAACTCCAGCGGTTGCACCGCCGCCTCCAATGCGTCTTTCTGAGCAGACAGAACCCTGTCGGCCGCGCCCATTGCCCGCTGCAGTTTGTTCGGTGGCGCGGGAGGAGGTTCGGCTCCGATGGTCGCTCCCGTCGGCCCCCGGTTCTCCATCGCCTGCTGCAATATCGCCGCCTTGCCGACCTCAGAGAAGTTGGGAGCCAGCTTGTTCAGTGCGTCTAGGCGGGCGGCCCCGCCCGGGATGCCCTGAATCTTCTGCAGGAGCAGGTTCGGGTCGCTCTTATCGTTGGGATCTTTGAGGAATTGATGGCGGTACACGGTTAGTGCGTTATTCCATGCCGGATCGGGCCGGTTCACGAAGGCGTCATACCGCGCTTCGTCTGCGCTCTGTTTGGGAGGTTGGACGGACGCGCGGCTTTTAGAGGGCTTTGGGGAGGATGGGGGAGCGGTGACGCTTGTCTGCTGTTTTGCCCGGTACTGGCTGACGATACCTTCGATGTCGGCGTGGGTGGGAGGCGTGGGCTTGTCCCACCTCAGACCGAAGGATTTCCCGTCTATCTGCAGCTCGTAGTCTGACATCCGCGCTTCACCTCGGAGGCAAGTGGTACAAGTGGTAGCCGGGACCGGAGTCGATAGGCCCCCCGCCCGGTGAGCCGGGGAAGTAGGGCAACTTCGGGTCGATCCGCCGACGCTCGCTCTCTGCCTTGCGACTCGCTTCAATGGCCTGCTGGTGGTACTTCTTCGCTTTCTCCACGTCGGCCGCCGCCCGCGCTACATCGTCCCGGCGCCTGAGCAATGCCGCGCGTTGCTCCTCTGCATTCGTGGTCGTGGGGGCTACGTAGTTCGGATTGGTCACCGAGGGGGACTGGAGTTGACGCTTCGCATAGTCCAGGTACTTCTGCGCTTCGTGAAGATCGTTCTCCGTGTCCTTCTCCTCCGGGGTCTGGTGATGCATCAAACCCCCGGCGGTTCCCTTTGCGAAGGAGAGATCCTGACCCCGTATCCGGTCCTGGTGGGCGAGTCCAATCTCCTGCTGCCGCAGCCCGGTCGTCGTCTTGAAGTGCGCGTCTTCCATCGCGAACCGGGAAGCCTCCATCGCAATACGATCCGCCTCCGCTTGCTTTCTCTGCTCGATCGTGGCTGTCTGGAACTTCGCGGTCTGCGCCGCCTTCCCCTTCTCCAGATCCATCTTCGCCTTCGCATCGGCGGCAAGGCGCTGTTCCTTATCCAGCGACGCCTGCAGTGTGCCTGCCCGCAGCAGCGTATCGCGTGCGCCCTGGGCCTCTTTTGCCAATATTTCGATCTGCTCCTTCAAGGCCGCCGCGCGCGCCGCCGCTACGTCCGCATCGTGGTTACCCAGGACGTAAGCCCTCAGATCGCCTGCCGTGCCCTTGATCCGTTCCGCTTCGTACTGGTCCCGGGAAGCCTCTAGCCTCTGTGCGTGGTCGGCCACGCTGAACTGATTCCTTACCCGGTTGTTTTCGCTTTCGACCTGCGCTTCCGCGTCGACGCGCCTGACTTCTTCTTCGTGCTTGAGGAGGGACTGCTGGAGGTCGAACTGGTACTTTTGCTTCCTGGCGGCGGTTTCTCGTCCGGCGGCGTCGATGGCGCCTGCAAGAGCCGACGCGCCAAATCGTCCTGCCGCCACGGGGGCAAACAATCCGGCGATTCCAGCCCCAAAGCTTGCAATCGCATTTGGGTGAGGTTTAACATCCGAGGGCACCTCCGGCAACTGCAACGAGCCGACTTCTCGAAAAGTCGCAAGTTCAGGCGCAGGTAACGGGTGTGCCGCCTCATACTCGGCGAGTTTGTTCATGGAAACATACTGCTCATGCAGTTCGTTCGCCTTCAACTCCTCCGGCGATATGCGGTTCGCAGCCTTTTGCGCCGCGTCGAAGTACTCCAGCAGTTGCGCCGAACTGCTGTGCCTTGCCAGGGGGAGAGAGTCTTTGACGGCCTCGTTGATGTAATCCTGTGCAGAGGAGAGGGAGGAGAGAGGACTACTCTGCCCCCCTCCTGCGGGAGGCGGCATGACCTGTTGCGCCGGTTGGACTCCTGGGGAAACGACGGCAGAGGCCAGCAGGTCGCCGTAGCGCTTGAAGCCCTGGGACGGGTTGGAGGAGATCCCTACGTCAGACATTTCAGCACCCCTCGACACTTCGGGCAGATTATCACTGCAGGGTGTTCATAATAGGCAGGCAGTTTGATGCGATAGGATATCATCGACCAGCATTCACTGCAGCGACTACTCCCCCACATACGCACCCCCTCTGTACTCTCTGAGAACCCTTCGATAGGCGTCACGTTCACCATTCCCCGCTTCTGCAGTTCGCTTCTGATCTCTGCGGGAGTGAAATCCAGTTTCAGTGTCTGGCGCGCCATTGCTCAGTACGACCTCCCCATCGCCCATCCGCCCAGACCGCCGCCGCCCCACTGGTTCTGCGAAGGAACGGTAACGCCATTGCCCGGCGGCAGCACACTCGAAGTCTGGTCGGGAGTGCTGTTCGACTTCCCGCCGTGATGTCCGAACACGCTCCCGAAGTTCACCTGCCCGAGGTTCCCGAACAACTGGTTGAGTCCCGACACAGCCCCGGCCTGTTGAGACCTCGCAAAGTTCAGTTCGTTGGTCGCCAACCCGTACCCCATCTGAGCCGCCTGCTCACCCGCCTGGTTCTTCTGCGAGAGCAACTCCGACGCGAGCCCGCTACTGTAACGCGCCTCCGCCCCCGCGTTCGCAGCCGCCTGGTTAGACAGAGCACCCGCTGCACCAGTCGAGTTCCACACGCCAGCACCCGCCAACGCAGACCCGAGGTTTCGCCCACCTGAAGCCAACGCATTCCCTAACCCTCCTGATAATGTCTCCAGACCGGCCGTCCCGCTCGACAGCAGGTTCAGATACTCCGCGTTGCTCGACGCCTTGAAGTCCCGTATGGCGTTCTCTGCAGCCACCTGCGCCTTATGCTCCGCGTCGGCACTGGACAGCAGACCGCTGATCCCTCCGAACAGCGACAACCCCGTCCCCAACATCCCCAACAACGCATCCGCCATCAGAACACCTCCGAAGTAAGAACGCACGGCTGAACCCACGCGAAGCGCTTCTTTCCCGCCAGCGTTCCCACACGAACAGAGATCGGCTCTCCTGTCTTCCAGTGCCTCTTAATCTCCAGCACTTTAACGGGTACCGATCCGGCCTGAACGCCCTTATGGAGTAGAGCGCACCGCATCTGCTTGCCTCGCTCTATTTCGACTTGCTGCATGGCTGTACCTCCCTTGACATTATACACCCAGTCTGCCATAATCTCCTGTCTGCAAACGCATCCTTTTTCCTTTCTGGGAATTGCCGGGATCTCTACGCACAAGAGATCCCGGCCTTTTTGTCTCGTCGGGGCTTGACAGAGAACATCACCCAATTCCACAGTTTGGGTCTTACCAGAGGATTCAGCGCGTAATTCAGCGTTTAACTGCCTTGACAAACACGGATTCCTTTTTCGCAAGATAGGAATCCGTGTTGCAGTAGATTGACACAAAGGACTCTAAAGGTGTATAATGGAATATCAAAGATAAGGGGGTGCGTACATGAACCTTTCGGTACAACGGCCGTATGACGGTCGGCTTCTCTTGCGCGTGCAGGAAGCCGCCGCCGCTCTTGCGGTAGGTAGGAACACACTGCTCGGACTTATCGAGAGAGGGGAACTTCCAACGGTACGGATTGGCCGGAGCGTGAGAATACGAGTGTCCGATCTCGAATCGTGGGTTAAGCAATACGCCACCGATACGACGAAATAGACTGCTCCGTCTTCAGTTTGCCAAGAGTGCCAACAATTCGTTGGCACTCTACCACTGCTCAATTCCACAGTTTGGGTTCTCGCAGAGCAACGCGCTCCTGATCCCGGCCTTTTTTGTCTCGTTTGTCTACTTGTCACACGGGACTCTCTATGATACAATCAGGCAACCGACTGGGAGGTGACGACGTGATGAGTCCGAAACTGGATCTGCATACCGGCGATGTGTTGGAGTGGTGCCGAGAGTACGACGGCGAACCGTTCCATGCCCTTCTTTGCGATCCGCCCTATGAACTCTCCTTCATGGGCAACAAATGGGACTCAACTGGAATCGTGTTCCGCCCGGATACGTGGGCAGCCCTTGCCGAGCATCTGTACCCCGGCGCATTCCTGTTCGCGTTCTGCGGGAGTCGTGGCTGGCACCGTCAGGCGGTCGCGATGGAGGACGCCGGTTTGATAATGCATCCCTCGCTTTTCGGATGGGGATTCGGCAGCGGATTCCCCAAAGCGACTCGCGTGCCTGACGAGCGGTTCGCCGGACACCGCTACGGCGCGCAGGCGATGAAACCAGCCCTGGAACCGATCCTCCTGTTTCAGAAGCCGTATTCCGGTCGGCCCGTTGACTGCATCACCAGCACCGGGGCCGGAGCGTTGAACGTGGACGCGGGACGGATCGGAAGCGCCGCCGTTCGGACGAACGGCGGCAAGAAGTTCCCGGCTCTCTACGGCACCTATGCCGACTGTCCCGAGTCCGTTCACTCAGGAAGGTGGCCCGCAAATCTCCTTTTGGATGAGCACGGCGCGGCGATCCTTGACGCTCAGAGCGGGATAACAAAGAGTGCGACCCGAACCGGCCGTCGCTCAGGCAAGAGCGACGGCCGGTTCGGGGAGTTCCAGGGACAGGAAGGCGTTGAAATGGGCCATTCCGACAAAGGAGGCTCGTCCCGCTTTTTCTTCAGATCCAACTGGAACGCGGAAGTTGCAGAGGGTCTTGAGTGTGCCGACGGGCTGTTCTACTGTGCGAAGGCGGGACGAGGGGAGCGGGACGCCGGGCTTGAGAACCACCCCCAAGCGCTCAGGAATATGATCGAGTCGAACCCCGACTTCCTGACAGGCTCAGGGAAGCCGCAAGCGGATTCCCTGAGCGCCAACACTCACCCGACCATAAAGCCCCTTCGCCTGACACGCTATCTCGCATCCCTCCTCCTGCCGCCGGACGCCTACGCTCCCCGTCGTATCCTCGTTCCGTTCGCCGGGGTCGGGTCGGAGTGCATCGGCGCTGCGCTGGCCGGTTGGGAGCAGATTGTCGGGATTGAGCAGAGCGCCCAGTACTGCGCTATCGCCCGATGGCGCTTCGATTGGTGGAACGGAAACACGGGACTGTTCGAGTCCCTCACGCAAGAGGACGAACCCGAGCCACAGCAGTTCGATCTCTTCGCATAGATCCTTCCAATTCCACAGTTTGGGTTCTCGTAGAGCAACGCGCACCTGATCCCGGCGCACTACCCCCACCCCACCCCTCCCGCCAACGTCTCCCCCCCCCTCTCTCGATCGAACTCTTGATAATGGGGATTGTAGAGAGTTGGACGGTTGTCTGCGTAGACATGCGTGCTCACCCGACCCCCCCCTCTCTCCTCATTGCTCTCCAGCCTCTCCTCATGCGCCCGCCCGCGCACGTTATATATGTTTGCGCGCGCGGGACGCGCGTATACATATTGTTTCCACTCCCAAACAGGTAGACAAACAGGTAGACGAAAGGTGCAACGCGTTGCACCTTTTCGGTGATTGAGTGTGAATAAGAATGAATAGGTGATAGTTAAGGGAGAGCGAACAACGAGATTGGGGAGGGGTCAGGCGTACGCGCGCAGGAGGGCTTAAAAATTTTGAAAATAAATCATTTGTCTACTGTTATTTTTGAACAGGGTATGCGATAATGTAGGTGTGATGTGAAGGGCAACTTTAATCGCACCCGCCACGGACGGCAGGGAATGCCTGAAAGCCCCCTACCCCTCCCAACCGGCGTGAGGCTGCAGGTTTCGCCAACCTGCGAGGGGTATCGTGGAGCCTGCGGGTCTCAGGGGCCGGGGCGGAGGATTGAAGAC